CTTTTCCATTCGTGCCGTTTGATGATTCGCGTCTTCTTCCAGTGTGTTAGCGGGCCATTGTATATAACAGTGACCAGCCAGATCATTGAGCCAGCTCATGATGTAATACGATCCTGTGTCTCCTGTCACGGCGATGCGACATTTTCCTAGCTCAGCCTTAACAAAAGCTGATGCGTACTGATGTCCTCGTGTTGATCGTACTGTCTCGAACAATTCTCCTGGTGTAAAAATGTCTAATAAAAAATTCTTGCGTGCTTTAAATTCTTCCGTTTCTCCCTCGAACTCATATTGTATCTTACCTATACTACTTGCTCCGCTCGTTTTTGCTGTATCTGCAGCTATATATTCTTCGAGTGTTTGATATGGTCGCGCTGGAACTGCGGTCGCTTCTACTATCTTTCGAGCTTGACGTTCAAATCGTTCAAGCCAGTTTTCGCCATAAAAGCCATGTTCTGCACCTCCGCTACATAATGACTTCGTTTCCTCTAGCTCGTCGAATCCTGGAAATGGTAGTTGTCTATATCCTGTCAGTCCTGCTGCTTCGGCCATCGTTGTTCTGAACGACATACTACATGGATACTTTTTAACAATTTGATTTATCGTATTTGCTACTGTCGAGTATGTGTGTAGATCATCGAATGCATTGAGCTTTGCCAATATGTCAAAGAAGTACGTGTCGTGTACTTTTGCAGCACATAGAATATTACAGATTGTGATGTAATCTAGGTTTACTAATCTCGAGTAATATCTCTGGAATTTAGATAATTCTTGGTCTTCTTTGTACCACTCACGAACATCTTTAAATCGTAATCTCCGTATGCTTAGATCTGATTTTGTTCTTGCTGGATGTGCAGCCAATACTTCCTCATCAGTAGCTGTGAGTGGGTTTATTGCTACTTCTGATATTTTTACTACTTCATGTCCTTCCATCTGTTCTTTGTAGTAATAGTTCGATTTAACTCTTGATATAATATTGTGCTGAGTTATCGTTTCACTCCGTTCTGGTACGTATAATGTTGTCTTTTCCTTTAACCATTCCGTCGACTCTGTCTCATATGGTGGTAACTGTTGGTATGATATTAGTGTCGCCAGGTCGTCTACTGTCCATTTGTTTTTATCGTTATAGTATTCTAGACTTCGGACCCATCTTTCTAATTTGGGACCGTGGTTCGCGTATATTTTCGAACGGAGATGAATTCTTAATTGGACCAGGAACGTCTCCTCTATTCCTGGACCTCCTCTACTTTTCCCTCAACTGCTTGGTACTTGTCGTAAGGCGATGAAACTGTATCGTCAGGCGAATCTACAATGTCGTTATTCGCTGACACGTCTGACACTTGCCATGCTGCCCAATTAAATATCTGCTTTCCGAGCTGTGCACGAGTGATAGCTAATGCTGCTACCTGTGTTGTAATTGCATGGAGATACTGTCCTGACGCATTGACTGTTGGCATACAGCATGTGTTCCATGAAAATTCGTTTGTAGGCGGGAAGGCTGCAGTCCACAATGGCTGGACCGGTCGTCTCATCAATGGCCACGTGTTTGCAGCTGGGGCTAAGGCGTCTACCACGCCAGTATTTAATGTTGAACGTGCCGCTGTGCCCAAAAACATCATACGATCGTTCCACTTAGTATCTGGTCCTATTAGCCTAAATGATTGGGTAGTGTCTCCGACTAACATAAAGTCCGGTTCTATAAATGATCCGGCTTGATTCCCAGCTATACGTATTGCTTTCATGCCTTTTGAGAATCCTTGTATTCCTGTATTTCCTGATGGTGGCGGTAGTG